CTTGTATAACATAGCATATTTGGTTTTAAAGGAAATGAGAGGAATGACTAGCACCCCTCTCTATCCTGTGGTTACTATACTGCTTCTAGAAGTACAAACTGGTTCCCACCTCTTTGGTGAGCTCCAATATGACATCTCTGGTAAGTATTCCTGTCGTCAATGTCGGTGACTTTAAGTCCTTCTCCGGCACCGCCTACCTGCCAAACTTCCATTCTCCTGGAATATTTGCCGAGAGAGCGATAACGAGTACCGAACGCATCAACCATATTTCCAGATACAGGATCTTTCTTCTTATTGATAGGCATAAATACACCCAATTTGCGGGCTGAATAACCCTCTGCTCCTGCGAGTTTCTTGTGATTGAATGATCCCATCCTCTTTAATAGGAAAGTCCTTTCGGATTTTGTCAGATAAGTGAAGTTTACAGACGCACTCAGAGCCTCATTTGACTTGAATAACACTTCATTTGTAGCCTGTTTTGCAAAACTGATGTTTGTGTTTGCAAAATAAGCTACCAAGGCATTCTCAATGTCCTGATGAAGCGAGATGCCTAACAGTCCAAGGATATGATTCCCTGCAAATTCCCTGTCAAGGGTGTTACTCATCTCATCAAATTCATCAACTGTAAAAGCTCCATCAACACTGGTCTGCTCGTTACCTACTCGTCTGATATAAGGGATTAGTCCCTCAGTAGTCTTAATAGGACGACCAGTTGCAGCGTCCGTGATGACATTAGTACTTCTCTTTCCCCAAAGGAGTGCTCCGTCAATTTTCAAAGCCATACGATAATCAATATCAATCTGACCTTTAAAATAGAATGCCGGAAGTGCCTGTCCTGCTGTGGTGATTGTTACCCATGCCTGATTGACCATCTCCGATCCTGTGACTCCAATGGTTTCCTTTATGATCTGTGCATCATTATCGTACTCCCATGTGCCGGATACTGCACCTTCTGGCTGTCCTGATCCTTCTGAGAACGAACTTGTAATAATTGCAAGTTCCTCTCCTGCTGTGAGTGCAGGGAACTGGTCTGTTATCTCATTAAGCCTTACGGTAACAACTGGTGCGGCAGGGGCAGTTACGTCAATTGCAATAACCGAACCCGTAACCTCTGTTGGAAATAATATAATATCCCATAACCTGAGATAAAAATTATTGTTGGCATCAAGATCAACCGGGTCAAGTGTAAACTGTATGTTTGCACCCACTGCTGGTTGTGCTACGATGTCAAGAACATGAACTATTTCGTGGATGTGATTATCCTCAAAGTGTCCATAAGTGTCATTCGCTACTGGCTTTTCAAATCCCATGGATCTGATTAGCTGGAAGTAGCTTGCGCCTTGATCTCCAAACCTGTTAAACAGGGTATTCAAAATCTCTGGCTTGTGAAGGTCAAAGTTTGAAATGATATCTGAGGCATATATTGCTGCAATAGCTTCTGGTCCCATTTGTTTAAATTATTAATTGTTAATACTATTCCAAATACATTGCCTCTTGTGATTACTGTCTTAAAAAAAATTATCTCCCGAACTCCAGATCCATTGCCTTTTGCCTCTGCTCCTCTATTGCATCTGGCACACTAGCACCAGGTGCGGTATCGGTGTTTTTCGGTGAAGGATTGTGGTAAACTTTTAATATCTCCTCCTCTGTCATACTTCTGGCACGCTCAAATATGGAGTGATAGATTTTATGACGATTAGAGAATAATATGCCTGAGTACATTTCATTGGCAACACTACTAATATTTGCTTCGCTAACTTCCATCTGGTTGCTAACTACATAATCAAGAGCATTGGTCAATATTGACTTCTTCGTATCCTCTGGTAAAACAAAGTTTACAATTGGGTCTTTTCCTTCCTCAAGCACGATGGGAATAGTTGAAAACGTCTCCCCCATCTTTTCGTTTACCACAGACCATGCTGATTTTTGCGTGGCCTCAATTTCTGGTGTCCATTTCTTGTTGCTTTCCGGTTCATCTGCCGGAGGTTCAGGCATCTTGATCTTCTCTTTGAGCCCTGAAAGTTTTGTTTTAACCTTCTCAGCCTCACTTTGTAAATCCATTTGGTTGTACTTATACTCTTTCTTGTTCTTCTCGAACTCTTCCGGAGTAAGTTCACCTGCCTCAACCTGTTTTGGGTCAATTTTTGCTGGGTCCAAACTGTATTTCCTCTCGAAATACCCTCGTATCTCATTTGGACTTTCGCCTGCAAGACGTGGATTCTCAATAACATGATTCAGCGATAACACATCTATGTCAGACATATTTGATAAATCAACTGAATTTAATTTGTTAAAAACATTAACGTCCTTAATTCCTGTCTCACGTACAAACTCATTCATCTTGGCAATATCATCATTTGCAAACTGATGCTTTGGTTTTGCCTTAACAAGTGCGTCAAGTTCCTGGTTCTTCTGTCTCAGAGTAACCAACTCTTGAAGTGATGCAGGTATATTTGCTTTTTTAACATCCTCAACTGTCTTATACTGATCACCGAATATCTCATTCAGTATGCCAGTTCTGATAGTCTCTGGATCGGATACGTCTTTATTAACCGGTGGTGTGCCTGCGGGTGGTGTGCCTGCGGGGGGTGTTGCCGGTGGTGTGCCTGCGGGTGGTGTGCCTGCCGGCGGTGTTACCGGCGGTGTGTCTCCAGGCTTTATCCCTTTAATAATGTTAAGTTGTGATGTAAGTGTCTCCGTGTCCACACCATCAATACTCATAAGTGCGTCCATCTCTGCGTCTCTGCCGTCATTCTGCTTTAGTGCCATAGCCTTTTATTATTTTAGGTTCTACAAATATAAAGAAATTTATTGTGCCGATACTGCTGATTCTTCTTTGTGCGCCTCCTCAACTATACTAAGAGTGCTTTGAAGTCCAAGTTCTTCCATTTTTCTTTCATGCTCTTTTTGAGCAAATTTATCATCCAAGATACTTTTGGCTTCATATAATCTTATTGCTTCATCCGTCTTAGTCTTTTCTTCGTCTTTTTGTAGCTGACTTTTGAGTTGAACTGCTTCTAATTCTCGCTGTTTATCTAGTTTCATGTTAGCTTCTTGTAGCTTTTGTTGTCTTTCTTTGTTCTTTTTGGTCTTATGGTTCAAAAATGCCTCTGCATATTTCAAACTACCTCCCTCAAGAAGTCTTTCAATCATTAAAAAGTCCGCTAACTCAATCCCAATTATCCCATCCCGATCAGGAGCCATCGCTTTTACTGCTGCATCTTTTATGGCAGCTTTCCTCTCAGTTGTCGGTTTTGCTTCATATTTAAGGTAATAGTCTGCATCTACAACATTTGCACCTACACTTATTACCTGCACCCCAATCGTGCCGATTACGGGCATATAACCAGTATAAGCCTCTTTATCATTCTTAATAAGCAATTGCATTCTCAGTGATATATTCTTTGCTGTTATCTCTTTTAGGTTCAGATAACCGCTATAAATAGGTCTTAACGCATTATTAGTTGCAGCCATCGCAATCTCTGATCCTCCTACTGATTGCTCTGGATTAGGCGTTGTGGCATCTGCAATCTGATTTATTCCGGTAAGATCACGTATGGCGTTGGTATTAAATTCAAATATTCCAAGAAACTCAACAAGCTGCGCTCCAATACCTCCCTGTAACTCCTGTACTGGCCTAAGTCCTCCGGGCATATTCGGCTGAGCTTTATGCGTAGTTGCTTTGTAAATCAAGTCTCCGGTCTGCCTCTTTATCTTCAATATATCCAATGGCTGCATCTTGTCTGCTCCAAGAGTCATATTCTGCAATGCGGTAAACTCTATTGCTATACCAGGAGGTGATGCCATTGCAATAGCATTCTGTAGCCTGTAGAAAGCTAATGCCATTTGGTCAAGGTGTGCTTCTGAGAGGCTTACAAGCGACCTGAAAGGCAACTTATAAAGATGAAAAGACAATTCTACTTCTTTCTTGCCGGGACGGGGAACATCATATTGCAAACCAAAATCGTATGTATAGCGGGTTCCAATAATCCACCTGCATTTATAAACAACCTTTATGTCAAACTTCTCGGTTTTTTTCTTCTCTGTATTATGTACTTTTCCCCATTCTTCATCATACATGTTTTCCGTACCGTCAGGAGACTTTCTTTTTGTCTTGTATTTGCTATTTACTGAAAACCATTCGGAGTCCATCACATCAATTAAAAACCCATCATACGTGCCTGTGTGCGTGTCCTCGTCATAAGTATAACTCGCAAGAGATGGGTTTCCTCCTGTGCCTCCATATTGTTTAGCCAGAGCAAGTAATTCAGATTCCGGGATGTGGGGATTCAATTTTCGGATATTGGATATTGTCTCTCGAATAACCTCTCCCCCATACTCCATGTTTTTATGGTCATTGTACTTTGAATATTGTCCTATGAAAACCGCAGGATCAACATACCTCACTCTTACTTTTTTAGTGTATTGATCGGTGTAGTCTTTTGTTGCTGCACGATTGATAACACAAAAGTCTCTGATAATTTGTTTCTTAATCTCTTTCCACTGCGATATATAGAATGTATAGTCAAGTCCCTGCTCTATCTCTGTCTCTTTTGCAAGTTTAAATCCTCCGGCTCCTTCATACAGATTAAGTTCTTCCATTGATTCAGGCACATATTCACCTGACCTGTCAATACCCATTGCCTTATCTATGTAATCAAGGGTTTCTTTAAATTTCATCCGATACTGCATATCCAACTTTGCAGATTCTTTTTCCTCAGTACTGGAAGGGTCAACGGCTGTAACTACTACCTGATGATCAGTCTGCTCCATCATGCCTTCTACAACCCTCAAAAACTTAGGCATAACCGAATATACTTCCCAACCGATATTCATATAGCCAGTTACCGCACCTGTGGCCTCGCTTACATCAACTAATATTTTTTGGTATTTGAGAGGACTTTGTTTTCCGTCTGCGAGTAATCGCAATTGCCTAAACTCATCGACTGCACTATATGGAATTGCCGTTCTTCCTTGTCTCCATTGTGCATACATGGCTTCACACCATCGCCTTCCCCAATCTGCATTCTTTTTTTTAGGATCAATATCGTCCTTTGGAAATGGATAACCACCTTTTGTGAATTGTTCAAGAGAAACGCCCATGTGATTAGAAATTTATGTAAAGTTAATAACTTCTCATGGAAGAATAAGTTTTCTTACTCAAATAATTGCTAAGATCATGCCCTTTTGAGTCTATTTCTGCTATTTCATCAAACGTGCCACGAGTACCAAGCAACGCATATCCTCCTGCCGTAAACAGGTCATAATTAGTCATGTCCTCAGGTCCATCAATATCCCTGCACTCCTCTAATATCTCTATGTGATTTTCCTCATCTGCCTCATTTTCAATCCATGTCATATATTCTGTAAAGATGTCTTGCTTAGTCCTGTTTGCCGTATCCCCGGGGGTAGCACTTATCTTGAAAGTGTTTGGATCGACTTTATAAAGCAGATATCCCTCCCATCCTCTGTCTCTAAAATAATCCCAGAGGAAGGGAACATCTATTTCCGGGAACATCGGCACACCAAAATAGATGCACATCATCAACATGTCTTCTCCATAGATGTTTTTATCAAAGGTTCTTTGAGCATAAGTACATGCGAACTTCCGCTTCATAGAAAAGTCTCCATCTTTTATCATGCCTTTCTTAACTACTGCACCACCTCCCTTTGATTTTCTATTCCCTTTTGTTATGTTAAACTTGAATGGGTCGCCTCCTGCTACTCCCCAATGAGCATTCCCGGGCTTATATGTTTCTTCCTCATCACTCCAAAACTTTTTATTTGATTCATTGTCATCTAACTGATGGCTTATCCTGAACTTACCCTGCGGATTAGCCATAAAAACTACCCGAGTATCTCTTTTATTTTTCTCCCATGTCAAATTACCTACTGCAATAGGTTGTTTGGTCATTGATAACTCATCAATATATGACTCTAGCTTATTCATGTTAAAACCAGAACTTTTTGCAGATGTGCGGAAACACTCTACAAACCTTAATGGATATAATCTAACCTGCTCTGACAAACTCTCTTGATCATCAATAAATGCTGTTCGTTTATTCATAAGATATTCCCTTGCACCCATTTGTCTCCTGATATATTGTGCCTGTGCTTTATTTGGTGTGCCACAGATGCTTATACCATAGGGGTCTATAAAATCTTCCAACCCATCGTCTCCTGGAATAAATAAGTTCGCAAGTCCCGATTTTGTCTGCCCATTAAGGTTTCTTTCATAATAATTACTCAACACACATTGCTTCTTAAACTCTTTTCCTCCTCCCTTTTCCATCTCCCCAACCGTAGATGTCTTGATAGTAAAGCCTATGATACTTCCTCCGATAGCCAAACATTCCTTTACAACTTCGTGTCTTGTCCAACACGATAGTCCTTTTTTAAGCTTTCCCACTTCATCATCGTGATGGAAATACAATTTGTCTCCGTCATACGCTGATGGGTCAGCTGTCTCATAGTCAATTCTTGACTCTAACCCAAGTTCCGAATTAGACAATGCTCCTCTAGAAGAAAGTCTTATTGCCGGAGGTGTAAATGACAACTCCGTTTTTGGTGATGTCGAACCTTCATAATTTGGTTTAAAGAAAAACGGCAGTCTTTTCCATGGACCTACAAGGTGCTTTAGAAAGCATTTTTTAGACTGCGTGTCATTCATAGACTGAATACCTCCCCATGCTCCAAGAGTCCTGCTTATGATCTCATAACCTATGCTTTCAGCTTTATAGGTGGCGCCTTCCCTTCTATGCTTCGGGTAATTAAATCCATAGAATAACCGATGTCCCGTCTCAATCCATTCATAATTTCCATACTTGTCCTGAATAGCAAAACCATCTTTATCACACTTTGGATACTTCGTTTCGGTGTACATCTTCCGGGCAAATAGAAAAAATCGCCTGTCTCTGTCTCTGTACTTAGGTAGCCCGACATCAATAATCCACCAACCACAATAAAAATAATTCCACCCGTCAATATATGTGGGTATCCCATTGTTATAAAACCAATAGCCATTAAGCCTTCTATCCCACT